GGGTTCAAGATCCTCGATGGGCGCTGCACGTTCGAGGCACTCGACCCTCGTTGGACCGAACCTGAGTTTGCAGAAAGAGGATCAACCGCAATCGAGAAGCTTACGATTCAGTACACCTATCCCAAGGAAGAGAAGCAACCCAACGGAAGATACAAGAAGGTCTGGTATTGGTATCGTCGTGTGATTGATCGAGAGAATGACACCACTTGGAAGCCCATCAAGTGCCGCCAGAACGAGCCTCGATGGGATTACATGCAACGCAATACCATCCCGCATGGTCTTGGGTTTGTACCCTACGAATGGATTCAGAACCTCCGCTCCGACGATGAGATTGATGGGGACTCTGACTGCCACGGCGCCTACAAGATGCTCGAAGCCGTGGATCAGCTTGTTGCCGAGGTCTGGTATGGGACAGTAAGCAACTGTGTGGGCTCTGAGACGGAGTTCATCAGCTCGACAGGCGTTCGTCGTTTTGCGGATTGTTCCGATGGGGAGCACCTGACTGTGCTTTCGCACACAGGGGCTTGGAAGCCCGCTACGGTGCATTCCTACGGGCAGCAGAAGCTCTTCAAAGTTCGGTTCGGTAGGCAGGCTAACTCTCAAACGGTACGCGCTACAGAAGGGCACAGGTGGCTTCTCGACGATGGTCGGATTGTCACTACGGGCGATCTGAAGCCCGGAACGAAGATTCTCAAGCCCCCGCACTTGATTCGGGATTGGTCTTTTGATGAAAGTTCGGAAGAGCAAAAAAGGTATTGGGCGCAGGGATTTGCATATGGCGATGGAGGTGTGTGCAAGCGTGGTACATCGGTTTACGGGTGCAACATCAGGCTTTGCGGAAAGAAGTCCAGATTTGTGCAACGCTTCGAGGCACTTGGATGCTCCGTGACCTACCCACCAAGCTCCAACCATGAGCCCAATGTGTTTCTAAGGGGATACGGTAAAACTCTCCCGAATGTTGAAGTGGACGGATTGGAAAACACCATGGCGTTTGTGAGAGGGCTCTTGGATGCGGATGGAAGTAGGAATCTGAAGCACCCCGAAACCGCGGATATCAATCCATTCCAGGGCATCCAGGCTACGGGCACGGAAACCATCGACTTCATTCGCAAAGTGTTTCCGATTGTGGGAGCCTACATCGTCAACGAAGATGATCGTACTGACCAACCCACGAACTTTGGAATTCGCGGGGGCGAGACTGTCTACTTCAGTCTCGTTCTTGGGTTTTCTAATTCACCAGTAGCACCCTACATTGTACGAGAGGTAACGCCGGACGTTACTGAGACGGTCTGGTGCCTTGAGGTTGAAGACGACAAGTCATTTGTACTCCCATGTGGGTTGGTATCGGGAAACTGTGACCCGACGCTTACAATCTCAAGCGGGAGTCAGGAAAATCCGGGCTCCGTTAAGAAGGGCTCCGACAATGCGCTCTTCATGGGCGCGGATAGCAGTGCAGCGTACCTTGAGCTTGCAGGTTCGGGGCCTCAGACGGGTCTTACCGTTCTGGAGAAGCTCGAAGACCGCATCTATCGTCTGTGCCAGTGCGTTCCTGATCAGGTTCTTTTCCAGAACAATGGGGAAAAGACCGCGATGGAGATCGAGCGCATCTTTTCTTCCATGGTGGAGCGCGCAGACTCGCTCCGAGAGCAATACGGACCCGCGATCATCCGCATTTGCGAGCTGGTACTTCGGGCAGTTCGCACTGTGGAAGGAATTCGTATTGTTGAAGGCGAAGATGGGCAACCTCGGAAGATCCGCTATCGGGTCTATGTATCACCTCGCGTAATCCAACAGCCCGATGGGGATCAGGTTACAATCCCTCGTGTGGTGGGCAATGGGAAGGTGTGCGATCTCCTCTGGCCTCAATACTTCAAGCCATCCCTGACCGATATCGAGACCGCGCAGCGCATCGCCACAACTGGAAAGGACTCTGAAGTCTTTACCAAGGAATCCGCCATCAAGTATTGGATGAGTGCAGCAGGTCTCGATCCTCTCAAAGAGATCCATGCGCTCAAGAAGGCGGAAGAGTCCGCTGCGATGTCGGAAGCTGCGGCAGGCGGCGAAGAAGGCGCTCCAGAGGGCGAGGAAGCGGCTCCAGAAGGTGCCGAAGGCCCAGACGCCATGACTTGGAAGGAAGCCCTTGCGCAGGGCATCTGCACGATTAACGAGTACCGCGAAGGTGCGCTCCAGCTCGGGGCAATCCCAGATGGAGATCTAACGCTTGTGCAGTATCGCGCGAAGCATCAGGACATCTGGGTGTCCAACACAGCCGCCCAGAGCCAGGAGATGGTCAAAGCGATGGTGGCAGCGTCGCAACCGAAGCCTGACCCAATGCAACCCCAACAAGTCGGGAAGGGTCAAACCCCTCCGCAAAATGCCGGGAAATCTTCAAAGAGTTCTTCGCAACCGCAGGCTGCAAAAGCCGGAACTTCTCCGTCTTCATCGAAGCCAGGATCGACCCCAGCGCGTCCCAACAATGCTCCCGCAAAGAAACCTTCGGGACAAACTCCTTCAAAACAAACGAAGTCGATTCCGGCATCAAAGCCTGAACCCCAGAGGCCACTTCCTCTTTTGAAGCCGACTTCTTCCCCGAAGTCGCCAGCTTGATCGAAACAGGCCCCACCGGAATGAGGGGGCGATTGGCCAATAGAGGTGCAATCGCCCCCCATGCCACTGCCATCTTCACTGCGGTGGATGCATTGCGGGGCCAGCTCATCGACTCCATGCAGATCAGATCAATCTGAAGCCCAAGCTCCGAAGAGAGCACCTTCCCAAGTTCCACATGAATGTCGTGCGCTCTGCGAATCGAATCGAGGGTGCCCGAAGGCTTTCCTTTGCCCTTCTTGGTGGAGATCACACCACAACGGCAAAGACTGAGCTTCCCATCTTTCAACTCTGCAATGACCCAGCCCGTCGCAGTGAGCGAGATATCAAGACCAAGGATTTTCAAAGCAGACCTTCCAGTTCTCCGATCATGGACTGGTCGAATGCAATTTCCTCTTCGCGGTTACGAATTCTAGTTCTGCATTCTCGAATTGTGCTGCGCACCAACTCGCGAAAAGCTTCTTCCGGCGTATCTGCTTTGCCTGACAATGGAAGAGCCGCAGCAATCCATTCTCTGCGCTCAAAATCATAACCAACTGCAACGTGAGGCGCCCAACTGCGGTAGGTGCCCAGAATGGCAAGAAATTTGCCGCGCGATTCACTTAGATCCATGACCATACTCCTCCGAACCAAATCCGTGAACAATGAGAGTAGTGCCGTACCAACCGTCACAAGTTTGGAAATCCTGGATACAAAACCCTGCTTTGCAGTGCTTGCACTCATCCCCGACCGACCAATTTTTCTTTAGATGGTGTCGAATTACCCCGTCCGTGGAGTCGAATTCTTCCCATACGATCTGAGTATCCGAGCTGTTCAGTTCCGACATTGTTTGTACTTTCTGGGGTTTTGAAATCTGTCATACAGACTACGAGATGGTTCGAGTATTGAAGAACCTCCCAGGACCCCTCGATCTCCTCGTAGCCCACACCATGCACCACGATAGGCTCGCGATCTTCTCGCGTTGTGAAATCTTGCACACAAATATCGTACTTGCAGTGCAGACAACGCACTTCCGCAAGCCGCAATGTGAGCCTGTGGACGGTTCCCTTTTCGTCGATCCAGGCGGTTTGGTCTTCCATACTCCTTGACGAGACATACCGTCTTATGGAACATTTGTCCAGTATGCCAACCATCGTTCGACTCCGAGGCCGCTCTGTTGTATACGGAGGCGCCTCGAATCGTGTTTCAGAGATTCCTCTTCGGGATGTGGACATCTTGAATGCCCCGGTGCTCGGATACCCTCGTACACAGGATGATTTTGTGGACGGGCCATGGGGAATTCGGTATCGAAAGATCGACAAAGCTCACAAAGAGGAAAACTGGATGGACATGCTGAGTCTTCGCAAGCTAGTCCAGGAAACCGAAGAGTGGGTTGCGGGGCAAGTGCAGGATGGGGGTCTCGATGCTGCAATGGTGCGGGGCAGTTCAGTGCCTCTATTTCGCATTCGAGATCCCAAGAAAGTTCTGAAGGAATCAAGTTTCCTCTCGAAAGACAAGACTTCCAAGAGTGCTCCTGCGCGGAGCAAGAAAGACCAGTGGGACCGTGAGTAAAGTAACATTCTGCAAGAAGTTTCAGGACGGGCGCATGACGCCTCAAGAGTTCCATCAGACGTATGCGTTCAAGCCCGGAGACAAGTGCAATGGCTGTGGTGGGCGCCCTTTGATTCGCATTCACTCCTACGGTGACTGCAAGATCATGATGGATCGAGATCCTGCACTTACCGTTCTGAAGAATGAGCGCCCGGACCTCTTCGAGGACATGATCCTCAAGTCCGCATGGGGGCCTATGTTCCGCATTGCAGAAGCGTTCGCGTGCAAGTCCTGTGCGCCCGAAGCGGAGCGAGCCGCTGCGAAACATCCTGATTGGGTGTATGTCTGGATTGACCGCGGCCCTGATCCTGACAAGATTGTGATTGGTCTTGGTACCTGATATTCTTCTTTTCTAATGGCTAACTTCAGCGATCACATCCGCAACGCGAGATCCCATGTCGGCGGAGCGTATGCTGCCGGGAAAGAGCACCTCAATCAGCACAGACGCGATTATGAGGGAGCTCACGGCAATCTACCGTCTGCCAAGGAGTATGTAGCTTCGGATGCGGGCAGAGCCTCCGCACGAATGGCGGGAGGCGTCGCCATCAACAAGTTCCTGGAGCGAGGTGCTCGTAGCGGGCGAAGCGGTCTTCTAAAGACCGCTCTGTTCTCGTTTGCGCACATCGCATTCCAAGGAACGATGAATCGCCTCAAGAACGATCAGCGCGTCTTCGAGAACATCGCAAAGGTCAGACGGGGGGACCCCGAAATCAAGCAGATGAGCCACACCCATTTGCGCGAGGTGTGGGATCATGCCCAAAAGTATGGAGGTCCCCACGCAGATCACATTCGAGAAACAACACGAGGGGAGCTCGATCGCCGCCAAACACAGAAAAATGACGAGCACGTCCGAGGTTTGAAGTCGAAGCACGAAGCAGTTTCAGCTCACAAGGCTTCCGTAAGGGCTCAGGATTACGCTGCGCGGGAGGGTCTCCGCAAGGAAGCCCACCAACAGAGGCTCCAACGACTGCGAGAGACACACTCTGTGGCTCAGGCTTCTCAATACGAAAGAGCCAAGGCCAAGATCGCAGCGCAGGAAGCTCTAAACCGAACGAAGGCCGAAGGCGAAGCAAGTAAAACCAAGGGTACCCGAGATCGTCAGAAGTCTATCCGGCAGACTGTTCGGGAAAAGGAGAAGCTTCAAATCATCAAGATGAACGCTTCGGGTTCCGCAACCGTGAAGACCAAAGCGGGCGGTACTCGTACCGCTTCAAAGGCCGAAGTGCAGGCAAGCCGCAAGGCATCTCCCGCAAAGGCTAGAAGCGCAGGCGGGGTCAAAGTAGTCGCACATTCAAGAGGAGCCCGAAGCCGCCGATGATTAAAGGTTCTGTGTTCGCCTGTTATTACGGAGCAAAGAGCCAGATTGTAGAGGACATCCTTCCTCACTTTCCAAAGGGGCCTACGACCTACGTGGAGACCTGCTTTGGCTCTGGCGCTTTGTTCTTCGCACTCCCAGAAGGACTATACCCAAATCGAGTCATCAATGATCTGAACAAGGGTGTGGTGACCTTTTTCAGAGTGCTCCGCGAACGTCCCGACGATCTTATCCGTGTGTGTGAGCTCACACCTTTCGCTTTTGATGAGCAAAGAGCTTGTCGAGACCACACACAAGACCCCGAAGACGAACTCGAACTCGCAAGAAGAACCTGGGTTCGACAAACCCAAAACTTCGCGGGGATGCAGCAGACCATTGAAGGATTCCGAAGAGGGACTCCAAAATCCTCATGCTCAAAAGTTGTTCAGAACCGACTTGAGCAATTCCATGAGTACGCGAACTTCTTCAAGGGCGTTGAGATCAACAACACGGATGCCGTAGACCTTGTTCGTTACTATGGAAAAAGTGGATCGTTCCTTTACGAAGATCCACCCTACCATCCAAGCAGCCGAGGCGCAGGGCATGGGTATCAGCACGAGATGCCTCCTGAATGGCATGAAAAACTTCTCGCCTCCAACCTGGAAGCCTCAAAACAAGGAGCTCTGATTGCGATTTCTGGATACGCAGGAGAGTTCTATGACAATGCCTACAAGTCCTGGCGTCGGGTTGAGTACAAAGCCAACGCAAAATCTGCTAACTTTCTTGATGCAGAAGACCGAGAAAGAACGGAAGTTCTTTGGATGAACTATCCAGAAAGTCTGGAGATTCGACATGGGTTTCGTCGGAGACTCGATCCGAAGAACGGACTGGAGAAATCCCTCCAGAAAATGCTCAAGAAGGAAGGTCGCGCACGATGAAACCGTTTCATAGGAACGATGGGTATGTCGAGGTTACGGCGGTAGGAACGGGGCCGATGGTAGAGATCTACCTTTGTGGTCCTGGAAATGATCAGATCCTTCATGCCCACATGACCTCCAAAACTGCATGGCGGCTTGGAGTCTGGTTGATCCTCCGCTGGATCTTTCAAGACCTCTTTGGAATTCGATCTTGCCTTGACAATCGAAAGCAGCGTAAGATTCTTTTGGAAAGTACAGAGGTTTCGTAATGGCAAAATCAAGATCTGGACTCAAGAAGGTCTCAAAGTCTGTCCGCTCAAAGAGCGGAAAATCTGTCAAACGCTCGTATTGGGTCAAGGCAGGAGAGCGTAACATGGCCGCTTTCCGCAAAGGTCCCAAGATGGCCTCCGCAAAGATGGGGGCCAAGATTGGTCTTGTGACTGGACTTCTCGGGGCTCATAGAGTCCACGGAGCTTCTATGGGCAGTACCGTTGGCGCACATGCGCTTGCTATGCACATGAGAAAGAAGACTGGAACCCAAGGACGCACATTTGGGGGCAAGCTCAAGAATGCTCTCGCTACAGATGTTGGGCATGGCCTCGGTCATGCTGTAGGCGCAGTTGCTCACGAAGGGATCAGGAGAGCGCTTGGACGCAAGAGTGCATTCGGTGGTCGCGGAGGTACTGGTTGACCTCGCACGCAGCGGCTTCTCGTATCCAACACCGCGTGCAATACAGAAAGTAAAAAAATGACAAACAGAGCTGGCCTGAAAAAGGTACAAAAGACCGTTAAAGGCAAAAAAGGTTCTATAGTTCGCACCTATTGGGTGAAAGCCAAAGAGGGTGCGAAGGCTACAGGACGTTTCCTCAACAAGCACAAGGGTAAAATTGCTGGTGCGGCTGCACTTACAGCTACCGCGGCACTCGCCTATAAGCATCGAGGATCTCTCAACCGAGAAAGTTTGAAAAGAGCAGAGGCATCCGTAAAGGGGGCTGCACAGGCTGCTCGAACAGCGCATGAAGCAGGTAAAGCTCGTGCAGATAAATTTCGCAAAGCTGCTTCTCATCCTGATCGCGTCGCGCAGGGCAAAAGCACGGGACCTGCGCGTGTAGCCTATGAAACTGCAAAAGGGTATGCGCAAGGTGTGAATCGTTCTAAACCAGCGCAAGCTGCTTCAAAGTCTGTTAGCGACGCCACGGCGGGCACTCGCACTGTGGCAGGTTACGCAAGCGCGGCTGCAAGGCGTGGTGTTTCCGCTGTCGTAGATTCGGTACGTGGTGCAGCGAATCGTACGAAGAGTGTTGCGAAGCGGGCTGGTAATCGTGCGAGAGGTAACTCAAACAGCACCACGCTCTCAAGGGTAAGCTAGGCTATCGTATGGCAAATCGAGAGGGTTTAAAGAAGGTCACAAAGACTGTCAAGGGTAAGAAAGGCACAATTCGCCGATCCTATTGGGTAAAAGCCAATCAGGCAGCGCGAAAAGGCGATCCTGTCGGCCCCAAGAAACCCGGATTCCTTCGTCGAAATGCCGGAAAGATTGTCGGCGGTATCGCGCTTGCTGGGGCAGCCGCATACGGAGCCCACAAACTTGCTAAAGGGCTCAATGGAAGAGCTGCTTTGCAACTCGGGACGGGGGCGCCTGCCAAATCCTCCCCCTCCGCGGCTCGCCAACAGGCAGAGAGGCATGTTCGGGAAGCCTGGGGCAAAGCTCGGCAAAACTTTACGGATTGGCGTCGTGGGGAAGGTGCCAAACTTACCCAACATATGATGCATGTTGGAGGAGAAGCTGCCGCAGAGCACGTTGGTCAGTACGCTGGTTCCCGCCTTGGGGGAGCCCTTGGAACGGCAATGGGCGGCGGGGCAGGGGGCGCCATGGGAAGCTTTCTCGGAGGGCACGCAGGGGGCTTCGTAGCGCGAGGAAGAGCCGCTCCCCATATCAAGCGAGGCGCCGAATGGGTTGCCAATAGGATGCAACGATGAACCGATCGGGATTAAAGAAAGTTACGAAAACTGTCCGGGGTCGCAAGGGTTCCGTGCTGAGATCCTATTGGGTGAAGGCAAAAGAGGGCGCACGCCATGCCTCGGGTCGAGTCAAGCGATTCGCAAAAGATCATGGCGCAAAGGTCATCACAGGAGCCGCTCTTGGGGCGGGTGCGATGCTCGCCTACAAACACAGAGCCTCGTTCACACAAGCCAATGCCACAAAGCACTGGACCAAGTTCCGCAAGGGTGCAGGCGCTCGACTTGGAGAGCATCTCGTGAATGCAGCAGGAACAAGTCTTCTTGGATACGCTGCGAGCCAAGCTGGAAAGTTTGCCGGTCGAAAGGCTGAGAAGATTGGCGGCAAGCGAGCGAAGCAAGCCACTCGTTTTCTTGTGCGAGAAACTGTTTCTCATCTTGGGGGAGAGTACATCACGCCCAGAGTAGAACGCTCCGCTCGCAATACAGCCCAACGCATTCGCACAATCCCGAAAGCTCCTCCGAAGCCCCGAGCTTCAAAGCCTAGATCGAAAGTGTCATGAAATCCAAAGCGGGACTCAAGAAAATCGTCAAGTCTGTCCGCGGTAAGAAAGGTTCCGTGCGCCGCTCGTATTGGGTTGCGGATCATAAGACTGCTGCTGCGAGGCTTCAAAAAGGTCTTGGAATTCTTGGCAGCGCCGCGGGCGCTCGTGTAGGTTCCAAGGTTGGTGCTGTTGGAGGCGGTTTGGGTGGAACCATCGCGGGCGGTTACTTCGCTGCAAAGCGCCGCCAGGGGGGCGAGGAAGCCTTCCGAACCGTCGCCACGGGCATGGGCCTGGGGATCATCGGCGGGCACGTTGCAGGGGGCATTGCAGGCGGTGTAACGGGCTACTACGCAGGCAAGAAAGTTGGGCAGAGACTTTCCAGAACTCGAATGAATGCCCGCCAGATGAATGCGGTCGGAACGTTCGCAGCGCTTGCCGGGATCGGACTCCATGCACACCAGACTTACCGCGCCGTTCGGAACGCTACAGGAAACTACTAAAATGAGACGCTCGGGACTCAAGAAGGTCAAGAAGAGCACCGCTAGAGGCGTTCGCACTTATTGGATGAAAGCCAATGAGACGCCTGCGAAACTTCGGAGTGCAACTCTCCAAGATCGTGCCGATCAAGGAAGAACGCTCGGGCATGGAATGGCTGCGCTCGGGAGCGGTGCAGGAATGCTCCTGGGCTCTAGACTCGGGCAGCAACACGGAATAAAGCTCGCGGGCGTCCACAACATCCCTCGCGCGGAAGCAGCATTCGGGGCTGCCCTCGTGGGAGGTCATGTGGGCTCCAAAGTTGGAAGACACACCGGCAGAGTCACCGGGCATGTTCTTGCAAGAGCGGGAAACATGAGCCAGTCCACAGAGAGCATTCTGGGAAGTTTCGCGCACATTGCTGGAACTGGCATGAAGCTTTACGGATATTACAACCACGCTCGCCAGGGCATCGAGATGTATGGCAAGCATCGCGACAGTTTCCACAGAGCATATGATGCGTACAACACGTACATGAGAAGTCAGTGAAATCCCTTTCGGGTCTTCACAAACGAGTTCTGCTTGCGCACACCTCACATGGTGCAGTGCAGAGAACTTATTGGGTGAAGGACTCGGAAGTACCCTCGCATAGACTCGCAACCAACCAACAAACAGCCTCAGTTTCTCCCGCACAGAAGATCGCGGTAAGTTACGGAATGCTCTTTTCAAAGAGAGCCAACTCCGAAGTTGCCCATGCAGTAGATGCGATCAACAAAACTCACCTTGTTCCTGGAAACATTCACAAGATCAAAACCGAGGTTGTGGGTGTGCTAGAGGACGCCCACGCGGAGTATCATTGGAAGAATTCCTGGACTAAAGAATCACTTATCAAGATTTCAAAATACTCTACATGGTCCGCAGCTTCAATGGTGCATGAGTATGGCCACTACCTCGATCATCATTTGTTTGGGGATGGCGGAAGTAAATATACTTCCTATGGAACGAGTGGGGTGCGGGGTAAAGATGGGTACATTGACCCTACTCCAGAGTGCAGACCGCTCATGAGGAAACTCTACAACTCGCAGGCTGCGCAATCTCTAATGTCGAATTTGTCTCAGCAGTTTAAAGACCATAACAAAGAGAAGATCGCTATTTACAAATACTACCTGAGCCCATCTGAAATGTTTGCGAGGGCGTATGCTCAGTATGTAGGTTTGAGATCTTCCAAACTGATCCATACTCAGCTTCATGAAATGCGAAAGCTCTATACGGAATACGGATACCATGCTCAATGGGAGGACAAGGACTTCGAGCCCATCGCAAGGGAGTTTGATCGTTTGTTTATGAAGCGAAAACTGCTAAGGAGTAGGAGATGATCCCCTACAAACCATCAAAGATCTCTCTCGCTCATGAGGAGCGAAATGATCCTCGGGAAGAGGTTGAGACATTTCTGAGGTACATTTCAACTCAGAATCCTCATGGAGATGTCATCATGTCTGAGCAATCTGAAGAGTTCGATGTGATGAGTTATATTCAACATCTTACCCAAGAAGAATAAGTTAAATTACTAAAACCATTGTGTGGTAGTACGAGAGAAGTCGGAAAAAGGTTACGCTTCGCAGTCGCTTTCCAAACTTTTCCGGTTCGCTGCTTCCAGAAATGTTGACAAGTCCGAATGCAGATAGGAACATAGAAACATGGCACTTGACCTTTCAAATTGGTCGCAAGCTCGGGGAGAGCAACCTCCTACGAGCCCCCAAGGATGGGACGCTCCAAAGAACGAAGAGCCCTTCCCTGGGGATCAGCCATTTGATGGCGAAGATGCAATGTCCGGGAAGACTCCCGCAGAAATGGATCAGCTCATTCTGCTTACACGAATGCACCTTCCCGAAATCGAAGAGCAGATTCATGGTATGATCCCCGAAGTTCTCCTCAATGATGAAGTGGAACTTCCCGAGGATCATGCGGATCAGATTCTAGAGATGGTCGATCTTTGGCGCGATGGACTTCCAGAGCTTCTTTCGGGGATCATGCCCGATGAAGCAATGGCTATTCAAGAAGCCATCCAGAATGAGATCGTCGAAGTTGAGCCCATTCTCGTAGGCGCCTGGATCTGGCGCGCAGGAGAACTCACGACAGACTCAGGCGACAACGAAGACCAGGGTCAAGAAGGAGCAATGGAGTAATGGCCAAGAAGCAATCCAAGAAGTCTGCCAAGCACGACGATGAGGCAGAGGACAAGAAGCTCATCAAGAAGATGATGCGCGAAGGGGGCTGCGGAACCCCCAAGAAGAGCAAGAAGAAGTGAGCTTCCAAACTCTCGAACTCAGCGGATCTCTTGCACTGAAGCCACCCATTGGAACGCCATCGGGCCAACCTTCCGTGATTGCAGCCTTCTCCGAGAAGATTGCATTGGAGAGGCAGCTCTCTGCGAACTACACGCTGAGTAGCGATTCCGCAGCTACGGTGAGCATCTCTCCACTTACAGGCGTCAACTTCCTCATGGTGAAAGCCTCTGGGGGAGAACTGCGTGTGCGAATTACGAGTTCTGATGGAACTACGCAAGCAATTCCAGTTGACTCTCTTCTGGTTTTGATTTCCAATACCGTCGATATCACAGCGATTGATCTTCTGCGCGAGGCAGGGATCGAAACCGAGGTTTTCCTCGTTCTAGGACAGAAGGACTGAAAATAGATGAGCTCAACAACCGCAGAACTTACGTACCAGCAATGGCTCAACCGGGCCAATCTGAACCTGCTTCCCACCATCTTCCAAAAGATGAAGCTGGGAAACATGCTCTCGCCCGTGAAGGTGACCGTGGCGTCGCTGACTGCAACCGCAACTCCTGACATTACGTCGGCAGCGGTGCTCGCAGCGGCTTCCGCAATCTCGGGGCTTGAGCGGGAGACTGGCGATCGGCTTCCTGCCATTCTGGCAGTCAAGACGCTTCGCGTAACGACCTCCGGGACGGCCAACACAGTGGGCTCTTACGCAATCACCGACGCCGCAGGAACGGCCCTTACACCCACCGCTAGTGCGAACGTCGGGCTTGCGCTGCTTTCGGACGATGGTACCACGCTGACCTTCCCCACGACCGTGACTGGCTTCGTGATCGAGTACATTCCTCGATCCAACACGGCACTTTCGGATAACTATCCGCGCCTATAATTCCGTAGGCAAGATCAGAACATAAACTACAGGCGAGTAGACCAACATGGCGACAGAAAACGATACCCCCGAAGTAGACGAGAATGAGGTTTCCGACCTCATTGATGCAGTGACTCCAGAGGCCGCAGAACCCGAAGTTCAAGAGGTAGAAGAGGAGAAGCCCGCACCCAAGTACAAGCCCTCGGCGAAGGCACAGCCTGCCAAAAGCGACGTTGCCAAACAACGGCAAATGGATCGTGACGCAGGTCGTGCTTCGTTCAAGGATGCGTACGAGAAGAAGGCGAAGGCTCTTGGCTTCGACTCGTTGGATGAGATGTTCTCCCAGCGCACCAAGCAGCCTGCGGGACAGAACCCTCCAAAGGCTCCTCAAAACGATGGACGATCTGCACAGAAGATCGCAGATCTCGAAGAAACAGTTCGCACTCTTCGCGCGGAGATTCGATCCGCAGAAGGCAAGGTTCGCCATTGGAAGAGCCAATGCGAGAACCTTCAAAACGAAATGGTTCTTCGGCACGATGCCTATCTCGCCGAGGTAGACCCCGAAGAGGTCGATGCAGTGCTTTCAAAGCTGGACGGTCACTTCAAGCGACTGCCCGATGCGAAGCGCAAGGAGTTCGATCACAACGATTTCTTCAAGGAGCTCAAGGCCAAGAAGCCCGCTTACTTCCGCCAGTACATCCAGCAAACTCCTGCGGAGAAGAAGGTGGAAGAGGCGATCGAAGAACTTCCTGCCAACACCGCTTCGGGGGGATCTGCGCCCAAGCCTTCCGCAAAGGAGATCAAGGAACAAACCGTTCCCGAAACTCAAATGCGAAAGAACGCAATGCAGATGTCTCGACAGGAATTTGAAGAGTATGTAAGATCGCAGGGTCTAAGTCTCGGAGATATGTAAATCCCAGCCCGAATGGGCGTAGAGATGACGAAAGGGCTCAACGCCCAAAAGGATTGAAAGGTAAGTAACAAATGCCAGATTTCTCAACGTTTCTGAACACCCCAACGTCGAGAGCGATCGTTCAGGAAGGTCTCCTGGAGCGAGCTTTCCACGATGTGCTGTTCCCCAATATGATCTTCCGAGGAGAAGTCTCGGCAGTGCCTTGGCCTGCGGAGGCTGGTGACACGTATGTGTTCTCGGGAGACGGTCTGATGGCTCCCGACGCACGGCCCATCCGTCCCGGTGAAGATCCTACTCCAGAGAGCTACTCTGTGGAGCAGTGGGAAGCCGAACTGCATACGTTCGGCAAGGCCATCGACACGCACATGCCTACGGCCACGATGGCAATTGCGAATCTGTTCATGCAGAACATTCGCAAGCTAGGTCTCCAGGCAGCTCAGACGCTCAACATCATTGTGCGTAACCGCATGTACAACACGGCGGAATCGGGCTGGACGGTCACCAATTCGACCAACGGCGGCGCAGCTTCTACGTCGCTCCCTGTGAAGCGCCTGAATGGCTTTACGCGCGCTCGGCGTCCTGACCTTGCAGCGGGCTCGAAGGTTCGCTTCAATCAGGTTTCGTCATCGAACCCTCTGGTGATTACGGTCAACGGTGTGGCGAACACGGTGGTTGGATACACTCCCGATACCACGGGCGATGAAGTCGGTCCCGGAACGCTTACGCTCGGAACTGCCATCAACTGGGCCGCTCGCGAAGCCGTTCTTGCTTCGGATCGTTCGGAGGTTGTGTGGGTTGGCGGTGGTGATCAAGTGGACGACATCAGCTCGACGGACCTTCCTCGTCTTCAGGATGTCCGCTCGATGGTGGCGAAGCTCCAGATCAACAATGTGCCCCGCTATCAGGATGGTAGCTATCACTGCCATATTGACCCAACCTCGCAGACCTCGATGCTGGCGGATACCGAGATTGCACGAATGCTCACGGGCCGTCCCGAGCACTATATGTACAAGGACATGGTTCTTGGCCAGATGCTCGGTGTCTCGTTCGTGATGAACAACCAGTGCCCTTACGCGCAGACTGTGTACCCGAACGACAAGGTGACCTACTCGCAGCAAGATCCGTTTGCAGGCGAGCTCACTTCGGATGGTACCTCGACGGGCACCAACATCCACCGTATGCTCTTTACGGGGCGCGGCGGGATCATGGAGTATTACCGCGATCCGATGATGTACCTCACGGACGCCGGAATGCTTGGCAAGATGACCAACACCTCCGTCACGAACGATGGTGTGGAGATCGTGGCCGATCGCGTGAAGATGATCATCCTGGCGCCTCAGAACCGCTTCCAGGACATCGTGAAGGCTTCGTGGCGTCTCGACGCCGACTGGCCAACCCGCACGGACGCTACGGCTCCGGGTACGAACGCTCGCTACAAGCGCATGGCTGTCCTCGTTCACGGGGAATAAAGAGAGCTATACGCTTGTATCGGTGTAGGGGTTGGTGTAAAGCCCTTTTCACTTTCAAAAATCGGTGCTAGCATCGCCAACATGGCGAGACCGCGTATCAACCGATTTCAAGTTCCCCCTCCAACAACTCCAGAAACGCCGGAAGAATTAGATCGTCCGAGCGATCCTCCTGAGTCAGAGCCCACGATTCTGCATTGGATTGTACAGAATCCGCGCCCTGTTCTCGTGAGTGGTCAGAATGGAGGCTTAACCTATGTCACCAAAGGGAAGATCATTCGCACCAAAGAATGGGCGGATCGTGTTCGTCCGTTCGGTGTAGAATTGGAGCCTGTCTATGCCATCCCTTCTGACTGAAGCCGAGAAAGCAAGAGTTCGCAGGCATCTCGGATATCCCGAGTCCACCTCGCCTGTGATCTATGCAATGGGGATGGTGCAGCCTACACAACCTGCATTCCTTCTCGAAGCTGCCATGAACCATTTGACCGAAGAGGCCAAAGAGAGGGTTCAGACGCTTCTTGAGGTGCTCGATACGATGGAAGGCAAGATCATCAAAGCGGTTTGCCTTCTCTCCGCGCAGCAAGTTGGGGACATCACGCTCCGCACCAATGCGAATCAGAACACTACGGATCTCATTCGCAAAGAGTACGACTATTGGGGAAAGCGCCTTGCAGATTGTCTCGGCGTTACACGCTATCCCTACGCTACACATTCTGGAAATGGCATGAATGTGAGGGTTGTGCATTGAGCCTTCTCAAAGCCCTCGAAGACACAAACTACAAGAATTCCATGCTTGGCGAGCTCATGGATTGTGTAGATTGTATTCGCCAGATTCCCGTGGATCTTGGTGCAAGACCCTATCGTGTGTTCTGGATTTGGACCCGATGGTCTGGGGAAGAGCGCGGCGAAGGTGTCGAGTCCGTCGTGCGAGAAGAGGAGATTCTCCCAACACCCAAAGTTGCGGAGCTCAATGGAGTTCAGCTTCAGCTTTTGGATATTGGGTTGGACGAAGCGGGGGCTGTTCAGATCAGCCAGATCTCTCCTCGCTATACGGAGAATCAGCTTCTCGGGCGCAATCAGGATGGCTCAGGCGTTGCCAAGAACGAAACATTCTCCTGGGAAGTTCGATTGGACAAGGGCGATATCTCCGATCTGAAGAGGCGCCGACGCTTCATGCTCAAGGGCGTTCCGAGCTACAAAGCAGATTCTCTAATGTGGAGTGTGAATCTGGTCCGTGCGGGTGCGGATCGCGAGCACGATGGGAGGCCCGGATGAGCCTCACTATGAAGGTCCCGCTTAACAAGGTCGGGGCGTTCGAGCGAATGCTTGGAGTCTCCGTTAAGAAAGAGATCGAAGCCGCAATGAAGGTTGCGGCTCGCCAAGCCAAGACCGTTCTTGTGGCGAAGACTGCAAAACTCCAAGCAGTGGCCTCTGGAAAGCTCCAGGCAGGTTGGGACATTCAACATTCCGCAACCTCAATGACCACCACGATCCTGAACTATGCGCAGTATGCAGAAGCAGTGGAGAAGGGTGTGCTAGCGACCGCAGGGAAGATTGGTTGGGGCGCTCTGCCTCGCATTGAAGCCTGGGTCAACAAGAAGCTTCACATTGTAGGCCCGAAGGCTCGGAAGGTAGCCGCCGCTCTAATCGTTACGTTCAATCGGCGATCGGGACAGTGGCGCTTTCCTCCAAGGCACATCGCAGAATCCAGTAAGGATCGTGTTGTGGAAATCTTCAACAAGAGAATTCAAGAAGCTCTGGATCGCGCTAGAGCAAAGGCCATGAAGTGACCAATCTCGTAACTCGCCCCGATATCCGAATTGTGAACTCCAGATATCGTAAGTATTCCGCCGCAAAATCCCCCGTAGTTGCGCTCGCGGAGTACCTCGCATCGGTGGAGTTCCCGATCGACGGCCAGAAGCACATCAAGTTCGCTTCCGTCAAAGCCATGAAGGCAGATCCCGAGGATCTTGCAAGCTATCCCGCGCTTGGGGTCTATCCCGATGGGGAAATCCAATACGGCGGGGAAGATGGCCAACTCGACAAGCAAGTTTGCCACGATGAGGAAGGGCAGTTTACGCTTCTTCTTGCAGGAGACATTCGCACAGATCTCGCGGTGCACCTTTGGGCCAACGAGGAAGCAATCCGAGAGCAAGGAATGTCGTGTCTTGAGGATGCTCTGAGCCCTGTGGAATGGATGCAGGGCTTCATGCTCGACATGCCGCACTATTATGGCCAAAGAGCATCCTACCAACTTCTGACCATTGCATATGAAGACGTTCAGGGCGACAATGAACGCCGCTACAAGAAAGCACTTGCTAGAGTTCGAGTCATCTGTCCGTATGTTCAGGCTGTGATTCTTCCAAGACTCAATTCAAAAGGTCTTGTCGAACAACTAGAAGTGAATTGAAAATTGGGATAGTCTTCCCTCTGGAGTAACTCATGGCTGGTGCTGGATTCATTCGTAAGTACACCTACTTCCCTTCAACGGAAGAGATCACCGCAATTGAAGGTGTGGTGGTTGTCGATCAACGCTCTCCCGGTCCCATTTCGGGTGTGAGTTATGGTGTGGTTGCTGTGGTTGGTGAGTGCACCGACATGAGCAAGTGCTGCACCGTGAACACCTCTGGTGAGGTCGTTTCCAAGTTTGACATTCAGGAAGTGTACGGAGGTTCCGATCTTCTAGAAAAGATCGGGCCTTTCGATCGCTATCTTGGAAAGTTCGGCGCGGAAATGGGAAACCTCTTCGTAGAGCTTCGCAACAAGCGATTCTCAAGGCTTGTGGTAGTCCCCGTGGATCTTGTTCGTCAGGGATCGGGCACACAGTATGGGATTCGCATCTGGCGCCATCTCCCTACAAACACTTCCGCAACTTCCGTAATGCCGATTGTGGCCGTGACTCCCACGAGAGTTGCAGCCGGAACTCAGTTCTATAACAGCTCGAACTTTTTGAAGCTCGCGCAAGCTGTGGACTTTACCGGGAGCTCCCCAAAGAGCTCGGGTGTGGACGGCACTACCGTCACCACGGGGCTTCCTCTCGCCGCTGTGACCATCACAAGAGCCACAGGTTCGTTTGTTTCGGATGGTGTGGTGGAGGGTGATGCCGTAGTTGCAGGCTCGCTCAATGCAGCCGCAGCTTCTCAGAACCTACTCTGTGCAGGGGGCGGAACTCTTCGCGTGGTTTCGGTCAATGCCAACGGTCTGGAAATCACTGTCCAGAAGCAGAACGCCGCGAACTTCACCACGGCGGATTGGGAAGCTGGCTCTGCGCTCGCTTACAGGGTTCACAGGGGCTCCGACGCGGACTCTGGACCTCTCAACCAGTTCTCAGAAGCGGCGGGCTACACGGTGCTTGCAAGGCCCACCGTAGCCACGATTTCTTCTGGTGCTGCGCTTACGCCATCGCCTGCACCTACCGCAGCTTCGGGAACGTACTGGAGTGAGCTTTCGGGTCTTGGAGGCTACACGCACCCTTCGGGCGCTCTGACCTACGATGCGGACCTTCACGCTGCCAATCCAGCAACTACTGCGGATATTCGGGCGCGCTATCTGGAAGCCATCAATGCGCTTCTCAATGATGCGTATCCAATGAACGAGGTCTCAATCGTCACTGCGGCTCGAAAGGACGCTACGATCCAATCGTACCTGTACAATCATGTACTAACGGCAACCTCTCGGGGTCTGAGCCGCTGCACGATTGTTTCCCCAACTCTGACAACTCAAACGGTTGCGGCAGTTCTTGCTTCTGCCGCCCCCGGAGTTGGAGGCACAGGAGGCGCAGTCCGAAACGAGAGAGTTTGGTACTCCTGGCCAGGATGCAGAACCTTTGTTCCAGAAGCGGTCGGATACTCGATTGCGAATGCAGATGGTACTTCGGATGACGAAGGAATTCTGGATGTGACTATGGACACTTGGCTTGCATGCCTTCTGTCCAATCTGCAACCGGAGCTCAACCCCGGACAGGCTTCCGATCCTGTTCCCCAGATCTTTGCTCCGATCATCGGGTATCAGCGCGGAGCTCCTGCGCTGGATATGGACGCCTACAAGCTGTTCCGTCAGTACGGTGTGGCAGCTCTTCGCATGGACAGAACCGCAGGCCCCATCATCCAATCGGGGATTACAACTTCCCTTACTGCGGGCGAGAAGAACATCAATCGCCGAAGAATGGCAGACTTCATTCAGGATACAATGGCAGCTCGGGGCAACCAGCTCAACAAGCGACTGCTTCGCGAGTCCCTCAAGGATGCCATCCTTTCGGAGTTTGATTCGTTCCTTGGAGATTTGCTTTCGACCAACAACCCCGAGGCGCAGCGGATCGACAGCTATTCGCTGGACGACAAGAGCTTGAACACCCCCGCTCGATCGGCGCTCGGAATTCACGTTGTGAAGACCAAGGTGAGAATGCTTGCGACCCTGGACGATCTTGTTCTCGCAACAGAAATTGGACCTGAAACGGTCACGACCTCTGTGGTCTGATCTCGCCTGCGGACCACAAGCGCACTGGCCCGGTGCGATACAATAGGGCGCTTCTTTTATGAAGATCTGTCCCCATTGCAAAAAAGAAAAATCAGAAACGGAATTCGGTAGTCGGAATCGCAAATCCGCTTCTGGTGAAGTTAGATGCCAGCTTCGGGCATGGTGCAGATCGTGCGAAAACGAGAAAACGCTCTCTGTACCATTGGAGGTTCGTCGGAAGCGATCCGCTGAGTACAGAGCAGAGAATTTGGAGTTGTGCCGAGAGCGCTCCAAACGATCCGCAAAGGCACACCCAGAAACAAATAAACGTAATTGCAAACGTTACTATGAGAAGTATAGGGATAAGATCCTCGAAAAGAATCGTACTCTCTACATAGAAAACCACGAAGAGCTTCGCGCCAAGGCAAAAGCCTACTACGAAAAGAACCCTGAAAAATTTCAGGTTTGGCGGCATACAAGGCGTGCACGATTGGCAAATACTCTGCGCACATTGACAACGAGCCAATGGGAAGCTGTACTTACGTTGTTTGGAAAAGCCTGTGCCTATTGCCAAAGATCAGATGTTCCTGTCACAATGGATCACGTTCATCCGATCTCAAAAGGCGGAAGCCATACAGAAGCCAATGTGGTTCCCGCGTGTAGGAGCTGTAACGCTTCAAAGAACAACAAAACTCTCGAAGAGTGGGCAGGTCCGATTAAACCTTTGCCCGTGGAGAACTAAAGATGACTCAACGTGTTTTAGGGCAGCAGGTTTCCGTAATCATTATCCAAGATTCTAATATCCTGGATGAGATTAACTGCATTCGCTCGTTTGGATTTACCTTTGAGCTTGAGCTCAAAGATGAGGGCTACATTGGCGAGACCACGAACCGGAAGGATAGCGTGTTCAAGGGTATCAAGCTCGACATGGAGCTTCATACCAACAGCACGAAGGTCTTTTCGCTCATTCAGTCGGCGATTGACAAGGCTCGCCGACGCACCCCAGGAACAAGAATCAACATCAAGGCCACGATCACCTACCCCAACGGGCAGCAGGCGCGTGTTACATTCCGCGATGTTGAATTCGGAGCCTTCCCCATCAATGCGGGAAGCCGCTCGGACTACGTGACGATCAAGCTCGAAGGGGCTTGCTCGGATGCGGCAGTCGTGCTTACGTGATTCGTTAGAAAGGCGAGAGAAAGAAAATGTCAGAACATCTACAACCCAAGTCGTATCGTCCCGCTACAGAGCACACGTTTCCTGTGCCCCCATCGCTCGTTCTAGAGGTTGGAAATTACGTTTCCATTACTCTGAGAGAGCTCATGCCAAGCATGGAAGCTCGTGCCATGGCAGAGGCAGGAAGGGACGCAGCTTCGCTCCAACAGGCTCTTCTCAAGCAGTCGCTTGTGAAGGCCGCACGCCCAGATGGTTCCGTACTTCAGATGAGCGTTGCGGATGATTCCGTGGATCGTTTCCTGACGGAGATTGGTCCCAAGGGTCGCGGACTTCTTACGCTTGCGTATGGGAAGATCTCAAACCCCGAGGTGGATGAGCTGAATTTTTTTCTCAAGGGAGTTCAAACCAGCGTAGTTTGAACGCCACATGGCCCATCTGGCTCTTCGCAGCAAGGCAGAGTATAGATATGGACCAATACGAAAAGGATTTCTGGAAGAAGATGGCTCTCGCTTGCAGATATGGGCACATTAGCATCAACGAGGCGATGGCCATGCCTTCCAGAGATCTTCACAAATTCATCGACAATGTTCTGTCTCTCATCGGAGAAGAGAACACCGTTCATAAGGATTAGGTATGCGCAGAGCTGGTCTAAAAAAGATCACAAAGCTTGTGAAGGGTAAGAAAGGCTCTGTTCGTCGTTCTTATTGGGTGAAGGATGCCAAAACACCCGAACAAGAGAAGATCAACCATGCCTGGGCAAATCGGATTTACAAGACCGGATTGAAGAACTCATTTGGGATCTGGGGGGCCACGCTAGGTTTGCGCGCTGGGGCTAAAATTGACCACCACACACCCGCACGAGGGGCATTCTTTGGTCAACTTGGAGGCTATGCAGCGGGGAGGTACACCGCCCACAAAACTTTCAACACCACCAAGAAGCTAATTTCCGACAGAGATAAGCGAATTATTGGATTGGCGGGTCATGTAGCCGCGATCGGTGGCGCAGCGTACCATCTCCACAGCATCAACAAGAGGTTCCCAGGAGCCTTTGATTTCTTCTCGAAGGACTGATTCATGCTCCAAATGGCCCAAGCGATTGCGTACCAACTATCCTTTGTGGATGGTGGTGTCACGTCTGGGCTCGTTGGAGTCGCAGCGCGGCTTTGGTCTGTCACCGAAATTGCAAGTGCTGCGCAGGCCAGCCTCTCTGCGCTTGTAGCGCCTCTCCAGAACATCGCAAGTGCATGGTCTGGACGAGAGCAGCAGCTCAACAATATCTCTCGCTCACTTCGACAGTATCAGTTCGTAGGTCAATCGGTTGCGGATATCAATCGTGAGATTGCAACATCCATGCCAGGAGCTACGGAGGCAGAAAGAGCTAGCAGATTCACAGAGGTCTACCAAAACCAGTTCAATGAAGCACGCCAGTTTTCCCGAGGAATTGTGCGGCAGATGTCGCGTGATGCTGCGCTTCTCCCTGGCGAACTGAACGATTACATGCAGACATTCTCCACTTCGCTCCCGCAGCTTGCGAAGGTCCAAGGAATGACGCTGCGAAGAGCCACGCACCTTACGAATTATCTTACCGCAGGAGCGGTTGCAGCGGGTGTTGATGCACCGCAGGCTTCCCGCGACATCATGCAGGCGCTTACAGGACGGTCCTCCATCGTAGACCGTTCCTGGACCGAAGTCTTCTCGAACTACGCACGGTTTCGCGGGAAGAAGATCAACACACCCGCAGAGTTCAATCGCCTCAATCAGACTCAGCGCGTCCAAGTTCTTGAGGATATCGCCTCGCAGCTCCAGCCCATGATGGACGCTACAGGAGACGCCTATGAGGCCATCATGGGCACCTTCCAGTCGCTCCGACACGAGCTTTACCTGGAGGCTTCGGAGCCTCTCTTCGAGGCTTGGAGACGCACGATGATCGCAGTCAATCAGCAATTGTCTGCGTTCTATCCTGTGATTGCGGGTGTGGGTAGGTACTTTGCGCAGCTTGGGGCGGGTGTCATTGATCGTTTCACGGCTGCGATTGTGAGCACCGAGAAGGTCATGCTCCATCTCCTCCCCGACATCCAACAAGTCGGAGCGAAGATCTCAAACTTTGTCACCGGAGAACTGCTTCCGGTTTTGGTGAGAATCTACAATCCGCTTGCAACTGCGGTTCGATTCGCAGGAAGCCTTATCTGGCAAGCGGGGGGTTTGATGCTCAATGCCGTCACGGAATATGTATGGCCCGCTTTCAAATTCCTTATGGACAAAGCTTTTGAGGTGGGAGGTTTCCTTTTTCGCGTCGGATCTCAAGTCTATACCGCCGTGTCTTCTGTCGTGGGTGTGATTGGGAGCGTTTTTAGTACGATGTTCCCTGTCGGAAATTAGCTTCTTGGTGGTGTTGAAAGTTTTGTGGGCGGTGTACCTCCCCGCTGCATAGCCTCCAAGTTGACCAAAGAATGCCCCTCGTTCGGGTGTGTGGTGGTCAATTTTAGCCCCGGCGCGCAACCCTAGC